GGACCATTTATATCTAATACTCTAGGTTTACAACTAAAAGTATCAACATAAGTTGAAGTATTTACTGAAGTTAATCCGTCAATAACTGCTTCACATATACCAGATAAAGTCGCAGTACCTTTTGACTTTGGAACGTAAACATTGCACTGGATAACACCAGCATAATAATCTGAAGCTGCACCTTGATTCTGTTGTGTTGACTGAGTAAAGTTTAAACTCATCAAAATATATTTCTTGGTTTTTCCTGGAGTTGTAAAATGCACATTGTCATAAACCATTGTAACAGTAGGATCAACGTCTGAAACCTTGTCTGTCACTGCTTTTTCAAATGCTGCTCTAGTATTTACTAAGGTCATGCTTCAAATCCTGTGTATGTAGTACCTGCTCTCTTGTCAGATAATTTGCCTCCTATAAATATCTTACCTTTATCTGACATATTTTCTCTAATCAAGCGACCTAGTTGACCTTGAACAAAATCTTGAATCTCTCCACTTTCTAAAACATATTGAGAATAATTAGCTTTATTACCAATAAAAACTCCTTTTCTATAATTAAATATTCTCTCGCCTTCTCCTACAGGAAATCTTGGTAAAATTCTAGGATTGCTTGGTCTTCTACTTTGACCTGTATTTTTAAAACCCTCAAAAACTTCTTGTTTTATTGATGCCCAAGGTTGATAATCCATTATGTCATGTGTAGCTGAAACAGGAGTATTTGATGCTTTCCAGCTAGACGCAAAAAATCCTGTCCATACTGGCATATTTTGTTCACTTGTTAATTCACTATGAACGTCTTTTACAAGATTATTAAAATCTCTACTAATTTTCTTGTTTAAATCTTTTGGTAATTCTTTTAAACTTCTGACTGCCATTAGAACCGCACCAAAACAGTAAATAAATAAACTTGTCCACCTTTCTTTGTATCGATATTAACTATCTGTGTAACTCTATTAGATCCACCAAAACTTAATGTAATTTCATCATCCATATCTACTTGGTTATCTCCGATAAGATCAGGTGTTATATATAACTTTGCTAGTCTCATTTCCTGACCCGTTTCTTCTTCTGCTTTTACAAAAGATACTGGTACTTTTATATCTGAATATGTTGTATCTATAGTTATTTGTTCTCCTTTTTTTACGTTATAAGTAGATATTCCTTTTTTTGTATAAGTAATAGTGTGGTCAAAAGAATCGCCAAGTTGAGAAACAACACTTTTAGCAACACTTTTAAATAAACTATCTAACTGTCCTGCCATTATCCTCTAACTACCCTCATTTGAAAAGTACCTGCTCCACCTAGCATATATGCTCCAAGATAACTTTGTAACCATGGGTAAACATCTAAAATATTATTTATTGATCCTGTTCCTTGACTGTCAGTATTGTATTTAACTTTAAGATCACCAAGAGTAACTTCCTCAAAATTACCATCTTTACCAGTAGTTCCTGTAATAGCATCAGTATCATTTGCCAATGCCCTAGCTAGTTCATATTGTGCGTATTTGATATTGTTTGGAATAGTAGAGCAACTTAATTCAACTCTATCTACTTGATAGTTTGTTCTAGGAAACTTTAATGCTTGATTCTCGTCACATCTATCTCCTTGAAATACAAAAGTATCAATCCATCTTGTAGCAGCTATTAATGA